CAAAAATTATATTTTCAGATATAGTTAAACTTATATCTGGTGATTTATCTATTAGTAAATTTTTTGATAATGTAGGTAATAGTTTTAAAAAGGCAACCGATACAACTGAACTTGAAAAAAATGCAAGAAGGGCAATTGTAATTCAACAGGGATTAATTGAAAAATATGATCGTTTGGCAGAAATACAAAGACAGATTCGAGATAATGATGCCTTAACAATTCCTCAAAGAATAAAAGCAAATGATCAATTAGGTAAATTATTAAAATTACAAAATTCTGAATTACAAAAGCAAGCAAAATATCAAATTGATGCTGCGCAATCAAGATATAATCAAGTACCAAATTTAGAAAATGAAATTGCATTACTTGAAGCAAGAAATAATCAATCAGGTATAGCAGCACAACTTACAGGATTAGAAAGTGAGCAATTAGTAAATCGTAATTCTTTGCTTAAAGAAGGAGTTGCTAAAAGAGAAGAAGATAAACAAAAAAGAGAAGAAGAAAGATTAGCAGATTTAGCAAAATTAGATGCGCAGACAAATTCTATGCGAGTCTATCAAGATAATATTGCAGCAGAAGAAATTGAAGCAGAAGCAGACAGAAAATTAAGAGCAGCAGAAAAACAAAAACAAATTGATTTTGAAAATAATGTTGCACTAAATTCTATGGCAACATACATGGGCAATATTACTGCAGAAGAAAATGAACAAGCAGAAGAAAGAAAAAGAATTGCTAAAATAGAAGCAGAAGCAAAACTTGGAATACAAGGAAAATATATTGCAAGTGTAATGCAATTTGCACAAGGATTAAGACAGATTGCTGGAGAAAATAAAGAGTTAGCAATTGCATCAATTATTTTAGAACAAGGCGCAGCCGTTGCAAGTATTGCTTTAAACGCAAATAAAAACTTTGTAGCAAATGGAGGTGCTACAAGTCCATTAGCATATATTGGATTAGCAGGTGATATTGCAGCAGGTTTATCTTCAGTTGCTGCAGGTGCAAAAGGTATTCAAGATATTCGTTCTGGTAATGCAAGTGGCGGAGATATGTCTTTTGGCAATCCACAGATGACACCAAGTTATTCTACTGCACCACAATTTAATGTTGTTGGAACAGGTGGTGTCAATCAAATTGCACAGGTTGTAGGTCAAAGCCAACAACCAGTAAAGGCTTATGTTGTTTCATCTGAAGTAAGTTCACAACAATCTTTAGACAGAAATAAGGTTATGAGTGCAAGTTTAGGTTAGTGAAAATGTAACAAAATTTTAAATATACGTTTATACACAATGAAGATCATAGAATTAATAATTTCAAATGATGAGGATGGGATTGAAGCCATAAGTTTAGTGGATCGACCTGCAATAGAAAGCAATTTTATTACATTGGCTAAAGAGTACGAAATTAATTTAGCCGAAGTAGATACAGAAAAGAAAATATTAATGGGACCAGCATTGATCCCTAATAAAATGATTTACCGTAAAGATGGTAAAGAAAAATATCAAGTATTCTTTTCTGAAAGTACGGTTGAAAAAGCAAGCCAAATGTTTTTACAAAATGGCAATCAATCTAATGCAACCCTACAACATAAAGCAAAAATAGAGGGAATGTCATTAGTAGAGTCTTGGCTAATTACAGATCCTGAAATGGACAAATCTAAATCTTATGGATTTAGTTTACCTAAAGGAACTTGGATGGTTTCAATGAAAGCAGATAATGAAGAAATTTGGTTAAAGGCAAAGAGTGGGGAGGTTAAAGGATTTTCTATTGAAGGGTATTTTGCTGATAAATTAAGTTTGGAATTATTGCCTGATATTAAAGATGAAGAATTAGTAGGTCAAATTTTAAACATATTAGAAAATGAGTAAAGATAAAACATCAAGTCCAAAAGGCGGTAATAGAGGTTGTTTATGTGCAGATGGTACATATAGCATTGAATGTTGTGATGGTGAAATTCATTCACAAGGAGTAGGTTCATTAGTTCAAAGTGTTGCATCTACAATAGTAAATACAAATAGTGTAAGAGTTTTAATCACAACAAGCAACTAAAATGAGCATAGAAAGCAAAGTATTTGAAAAATTATTTACTGCTGATAAAATAGAATTGGCATCTCATAAAGTCGAATTAAGCAATTTACAAGATTTAAATAGAATAATTTCAGATGGGAAATCAATTCTTACAAGAGGCACTGACTTTATTAATAAAAAAAACTCATTACAAAAAGAAGGTAAATCTTTAAATACAGATGCTAAATCTTTATTAGTTGGTGGCGAAAAGTTAATTAATGAATTTGTTAATTCAGCAAGAGAATTAGGAATAGATGTTAAAAGTGTAAAAGAAGTTGATTTGGCTATAAATGCACTTGGTGCAATTGATACGGTTGTAAAACAAAGTCAACCATTTTAAAAAAATTTAAATTAAATATATATATGGAATACAAAAGCACAAAAAATCGAGTTAAAGCAGTATTAGGCTTTCAAGTTAATTTGGCGCAGATGACTTTAGAAGATGGTGTTACCATTATAGAGGCTGAAGAATTTGCACCTGATTTCTCTGTTGGTATAGTTACTGCCGATGGTGTTGTACCTATGCCTGTTGGTGAGTACACATTAGAAGATGGAATGGTTTTGGTAGTTGCATTTGAAGGTATTATAGCCGAAGTTAAAGAGGCTACAATAGAAGAAGAAGCAGCACCAGAAGTAGAAGTTGAAGTGGAAGCACAAGTTGCACCACAAGCACCTGCACCACAAGCAAAGCGAGTGGTTGAATCAGTTAGCAAGGAAACTTTCTTTGCAGAAATTGAAAAGTTAAAAACGGAATTGTCTTTACAGATTAATGAAGTTAAAGCAGAAAATGAGTCTTTAAAATTAGAAAAAGAAGCATTGGAAGTTAAATTAAATTCTCAAGAAGAAGGTGCTGAACCAATTGTTCAGAATCCAGAAGCAGAGGAAAAAGTGCAAGGATTTTCTTTTGGTCAAAACAGACCAGAAACAATCCAAGATAAGGTTTATGAAAAAATGTTCAACTAAATTAATTTAAATAAAAAATGGCTACTACAACAAGTATTACCACAACCTATGCTGGGGAGTTCGCAAATAAAATTATTGCTGCTTCTTTGCTTTCTTCTCCTACTATCGATCGTGGTGGTGTTGAAGTAAAACCAAATGTACGTTTTAAGCAAGTGATCAAAAGAGTTGGCACAGATGCCATCTTGAAAAATGCTACTTGTGATTTCGATGCTACATCGACAGTTACTTTGACTGAAAAGATTTTACAACCAGAAGAATTCCAAGTTAACCTACAACTTTGCAAGAAAGACTTTGCATCTGATTGGTTATCTGCGGAACAAGGATTTTCTGCTTTTAAAACTTTGCCTAAATCTTTTGCTGACTTTTTAGTTGCACACGTTGCTGCTAAAGTTGCTGCAAAGAACGAAACTAATATCTGGGAAGGTGTTACTGCTAACGCAGGTGAGTTTGATGGTATATCTACATTATTGGCTGCAGATGCTTCATTGCCTTCAGGACAAGAAATTGCAGGTACTACTGTTGCTTCAGGAACAATCATTGCTGAATTAGGAAAGATTGCAGATGCTATCCCATCTTCATTGTACACTAAAGATGACCTTTACATTTATGTATCACAATCAATTGCTCGTGCTTACATTCGTGCTTTGGGTGGATATGGTGCATCTGGCTTAGGTGCTAATGGTACTAACGCAATGGGAACACAATGGTACAACAATGGATCTCTTACTTTTGATGGTATTAAGATATTCGTTGCAGATGGTCTTGCTTCTACAAAGGCAATCGCTGCTCAAAAATCTAACCTTTATTTCGGTACTGGTCTTATCTCTGATTTGACTGAAGTTAAGGTTATTGACATGGCTGACATTGATGGATCACAAAATGTTCGCATTATCATGAGAATGACTGCAGGTGTACAATACGGATTTGCTTCTGATATTGTTACTTACGGTATCACAAATGCTGCTAACTAAAATAAATAGCACCTCATTAATTTGGGGTGCTTATTTTTAACTTTTAAATTCAATCAATATGCCTTGCGATATTTCATTAGGGAGATTAGAACCCTGCAAAACAAGTGTTGGTGGATTAAAAGCAGTTTATTTCATGACTGAAGGGGATGCAACTGGTGTTACTTACGATGCAACAAACACAGATGCTATTACTGCGATTGCAGGAACTCCAATTGGATTCAAATATGATTTGAAAGGATCAAGTTCATTTGAGCAAACCATCAATTCTTCAAGAGAAAACGGAACTACTTTTTTCACACAGACTTTAAATTTAAGTTTAAAGCAATTAACTATCAAAGACCACAAGCAAATTAAATTGCTTTCTTATGGTAGACCTCAAGCAATAGTTGAAGACAACAATGGAAACCTTTTCTATTGTGGTTTAAGAAACGGTCTTGATGTTACAGGAGGTACAATTGTTACAGGTGCGGCAATGGGCGATATGTCTGGCTATACCATTACAATTGTAGGCGAAGAACCAGTACCTGCAAATTGGATTACAACTACTTTAACTGCTGCTGGCGTAACGGTTACATCTGGAATTTAAGAATTTTTGTTTGTTTGGGTTGAAATTAGGAGGCAGATGCCTCCTTTTTTCGTTAAAAAGAAAACAAAACTACTTTTTTACGTTTATACACTATGATCGTTTTAAAATCTTCTGCAAGCAATCAAGAAGTATCATTTATACCTACAAGATTAAATGATGCCAATTATCTTTTTATTAAGAATGAAACAACAAATGTTGAAACAACTCATAAGATAAATTGCAAAAAGAAAAGTTTTTTTAGTACGTTTAAAATGGTTTTTGATTTAGAAGAAGGGCATTTCTATTCTTTTAAAATAAAATACTATGGGGTAATCAATAACGTATTGGATTATCACTTGGTAAATAACATTAAGGTTTTTTGTACTAATCAGGTTCCAGATAGTTATTCTGTTAATTCAGGTACATACACAAGCAATACAGATTCAATAATATTCTATGAATAAGAAAGATCATTTAAATTCACATTTTATACAGTTGGAGGCATACTCACAACCTAAAATTGTGGAATCAAAGCGAGATAATTGGGTTGAATTTGGGGAGGACAATAACTTTTTCCAATTCTTAATTGACAGATACAATGGATCTACAACAAACAATGCAGTAATTAACAACATTGTTAAGTTGATTTATGGTCGTGGTTTAGATGCAATAGATTCAAATAGAAAGCCTAATGAATATGCGCAAATGATTATGCTATTTAGAAAGGATGTCATTAAAAAAGGTATTTCTGATTTAAAGTTATTAGGGCAATATGCTTTCCAATTAATCTATAATAAGCAAAAGACTGAAATTGTAAGAGTTGAACATATCCCTGTACAACTTTTAAGAGCAGAAAAATGTAATGCCAAAGGAGAAATAGAGGCTTATTATTATTCTGACAATTGGGAAGACACAAGAAAGTTTGTACCTAAAAGAATAAGTGCATTTGGTTTTGGAGATAAGACTTTAGAAATACTTTACGTTGGTAATTATACGGTTGGACAAAAATATTATTCTAATGTTGACTATGTTGGTTGTATTCCTTATGCTAAACTTGAAGAAGAAATAGCAGATTATTTAATAAACGATGTGCAAAACGGATTTAGTCCTACAAGCATTGTTAACTTTAATAATGGAATACCAGATGAAGAAAAGAGGGAGTTAATTTCAAGGCAAGTAACAAAAACATTAACAGGATCTAAAGGCAAAAAAGTAGTTGTGTCATTTAACAATGATGAAACTAAAAAGACAACCGTTGATTCTGTTCCTTTAAATGAAGCACCAAAGCATTATGAGTATTTATCAGAGGAATCTAAAACCAAGATACTTTTAGGACATGGTGTTGTAAGTGGTTTGCAGTTTGGTATTACTACGCAAAACGGATTTAGTTCCAATGCCGATGAATTAAAAAACGCAATTACTTTATTTGACAACATGGTTATACGTTATTTCCAAGATACTTTTATTGATGGAATTGATAAGGTATTGGCATATAACAAAATCAGTTTAAATCTGTATTTCAAAACCTTACAACCATTAGAATTTATTGATTTAAATCCTAATGTAAGTAAAGATGAATTGCAAGAGAAAACAGGTGTTGCCTTGTCTTCACATATTGATGAATTGAACGTAGAAGAATTTGGCGAAGACATTGATTTAAACGAATGGGAATTAGTGGATAGTAGAATGGTTGACATTGATACAGAAGATCAGTTAGATGCAGAATTAGAGGCATTAAACAACCCTAAAAAATCATTAATGTCAAAGATTTATGATTTTGTAAGCACAGGAGTTGCAAGACCTAACATAGGTTCAGAGCAAGATGGTAAATTATTTCAATCAAGATATAGATATTCAGGAGATACAACTGCAAAGAGTAGAATCTTTTGTAAAAAAATGACTGCTGCAAACAAACTGTATCGTAAAGAAGATATAATGCGCATGAGTCAAAGTCCTGTGAATGAAGGTTGGGGGCCAAAAGGCGCAGATACTTATGACATATTTTTGTATAAAGGAGGCGGTGCTTGTCATCATTTTTGGACAAGAGAAACGTATAAAAGATTTATAGATCCAAGAAGAAAAGGATCTGTTGAAGTAACACCTGCACAGGCAAGAAAGCAAGGTGAGATATTACCAAAAGATAATAAATTGGTTTACACAAGACCTGTTGATATGCCAAATAAAGGATTTTTAAATAAATAAATATGGCTACTGCATTATTTATAAGTAGGGATGAGATTGTAAAATATACTGCGTTAAACGGTAATATTGACACGGACAATTTTGTGCAATGGATTAAGTTGGCGCAAGACATACATATTCAAAGTTATTTAGGAACGGATTTATTCAATAAGATAAATGCAGATATAGTTGCAGGTACATTAGCAGGCAATTATTTGATGCTTGTAAATGTGTATATAAAACCGATGTTAATACATTGGTCAATGGTTGAATTTTTACCGTTTGCAGCATACACAATAGCAAACAAAGGAGTCTATAAACATGGTAGTGAGAATAGTTCTAATGTTGATAAATCTGAAATAGATTTTTTAGTAGAAAAGGAAAGGTCTATTGCTCAAAATTACACAAGGAGGTTTATTGATTATATGAGTTTTAATAATAATTTGTATCCAGAATATAACACTAATAGCAATGCCGATGTCTTCCCAAGCAAAGAATCTGATTTTGTTGGCTGGGTCTTATAAGCCAAAGAAAGAAAACGTTAAAAAATTAAAGGTGTATTTAAAAAAAATAGAAAATGAGTCTTAATTTTAGCCATATAAAATCCGATACATTTGACCAAGTAAACTTTGAGTTAAAGGTCAATACCGTTGTAAAAAATCTAACAGGTGCGGTTATACGGATGCAATTAAGAAAGACTGCAGATGATGAAACACCTGCTTTATCTTTAACATCTGTTGGAGGTGCAGGTATTACAATTACATCACCTACAACTGGTCTATTTAAAATAAATACTCAAATAATAAATATCCCTGTTTTTGATTATGAGTACGATATTGAAATAGCATTTGCCGATGGTACGATTAAGACATACGTTCAAGGAATATTTTCAATCACCCAAGAAATTACAAGATAATGTCAAACGATATAATAGGTATAGTTGTAACCGATAATTCCGATAACGTACAATTAAATGTAACTCCAAATTTAGTTACAATTAATGTTTCGCAAACATCTGGTAATATTATTGGATCTAATTATTTTTTAGCAAACAATTATGCTGCTTTGCCTGCAACAGGAGAATCAACTACTCTTTATATAACTAATGATACAAGTTTAATGTATCGTTGGTCAGTAAGTGCTTATGTACAAGTAAACTCTGTTACTTCTTGGGGAACAATTGCAGGTACATTATCAAGCCAAACAGATCTACAAAATGCGTTAAATTTAAAAGCACCATTAGCATCTCCTGCCTTTACAGGAACGATTACAGGAATTACTAAAACAATGGTTGGACTATCAAATGTTGACAACACAAGTG